TTGTTCTCTATCCATTGTTCTTGCAGTTTTTCGTGGTGTTCTATTTCACGCATTAAATAATTTAAGGCTTTACGCAAGTCATCAAGTTCATTATCTTTTTTACCTGCACGTGCTAAATACTTTACTATGTTTCCACGATTAAAATTCATATCGTACATTTTACAAAAGTCTATGACGTCAACTCTTGATTCTGTCATATAATGCATTGGTGTTATCTTGCTCATTAGTCTATTTTTAAAAATTCAGCTTCAGCGTATTCTTTAAACCATTCTTTGTTATCATTGTACTTTTCAATTATTGCATCAATCATAATTAATTCGTCAAGTGTTGAAGTACTTAATTTAGTAACCAAACTTTCAATCTTGCTTAAAATGTTTGTAGTCATTTCAGGGTCGGTTTTATAAATACTTGTGTATTCTTTATGTACGACACTTTCCAAGTCTTTGTTTAGGTTATTTATTCTATTCTTAATTTGTTGCTTATATTGTATTGTAAATCGTAAATTTTCGTTGCATTCTAAAAGCAGTTGTGAAAGTATCACTTGCTTTAAATATTCTAATTGTATTGGGTTTTCTATTGCGCTCATCTAACTTCTATTAAATTTATTAATAATGTATTTATTTTATCTATTACTTTTTGTTTGTCTTGTAGTTTATTGTTCTCGTAATATATTAAAAAATGTGGAACTTTAAACTCATCTTTGTATTTTTGCCTTTGCAGTTCGTGGTTCAATTTAGCCTGATTCTGATAAGGTGTATTCATATACTGATACGTTATTGGTTTAATTTGTAAACCTAAAAATAACTTTCCGTAACTGTATGCTTCCCAATCAGTAAAATAGTTTTCATCTAAATTATAGTTTGCCTTTCTAAATTCAATGTTTGGAAATTCTTGTTTAAGTTCGTTAATTAAATCTATTTCGTTTAACATACCATTCCAAGTTTGACCAAGAACTCTGAACTTTGTATATTCAAAACAGGTAGCTTCATCTAATTTAGTTATTTCCATAATCTTATTGGAAACTTCTTTTAGTATATCAACACCCATTACTGACCTATAAAATAAAAACCAACCTTTTGGAGTTAAAGTTTGTTCAGAGTTATAATAGTCATCAAAGATTTTAGCACACTTTCCAACTTCAGAACTTCTAAACAACCACGAAATCTTTTTGTCTTTGTTTAATAAACTGAACTTTGTTTTATCAAATGTTACTTCAAACCTATTTTGGTTATTTACTTTCATTTTTAAAATGTATGTGGTATCCGTTAATTCTTTTATCAAGAACAGTTTTTATTGTGGTTACTTTTAAATATTCTATTTTGTGTTTCTCAAATAAAAGCCTAACATCTTCAACAAACTTATGCTCTTTGAGTGTCATAAACTTGTTTAAGTTCGTTTATTTTATCTCTCCAACAAGAACCACAATTTGAAGGCTGTATGTTTTCATTAAATACATTCTTATAAATTTCAGTAACTCTATTTTGCTGCTTCGGTGTTAACTGATTATTAGTAGTTGAGAAAAAATTAGTTAACCATTCGTTATCTATATCGTTAATACATTCAGTTTTCTTGTAAGGAAACATTTTGTTAAGTAATTCTTTACGTTCACCACACCCACAATCAATTCCTGTGACTTCTGATATTGCATCAACTACTTTTTTAATTCCTGTTGCTTCTGTGATTTTTTCTATTGTATCACCAAGTCCTTTTGATTTTTTTGGTCTTCCCATTTTTTTAAAGTTTTAAATTATAGTTTTTTATTTCTTAAGTAATCAACAATGTGTGCAAATTTTGGATAATAATTATTTATATTATTTTCTATTATTTGATAATTTAAAAAAGAATATCCTTTTTGATTTTTTAACACATTTTCAAAATCAAAATATTTATTATTACAACTAAAAGAAATCCTAACAAATTCTTTATTTACCATAATATTTTTTTTAAAGTTTTAAGTTATCGTAATCTTCTTGAAGTAACCTTTTAAGTTTTTGCTTATTAGCTTTTAACGTGTGAAATATAGAAACAAAACTAATACCTGTTTCTTTTGCTAATTTTCTTATTGAGGTTTTATTATCTCTATATAAAGTAAATAGCTTTTTATCGTACCATTCCCAACTGTTAACTTCTTGCTCTGCTTTTATCCTAAAATCGTTCCATTCGTTCTCTTTATCTTCTGAATAGTCATCAATTAAGTTGTAAATTTCATCATTCAGTTCACATTTGTCAATACGTTTTCTAATATTATGAAGTTGAAAGTGTATGTTTCTAATTATTATAAATACATAACCACGATTGATTTTACCATTGGTAAACATTTGCTGTTCTGTTACGTTGTATTTATGTAATAAAAGATACATTTCTTGTACAATATCTTCAGCCCAATCTTTGTCAAATACCGAAGCAAGTTCTACCCAATCTTTGTGATACTTTGCAACTCGTTCTAATATTAATTCGTTTCCCATAAAATGTTTATTGCTAATACACCAATCAAAACTTGAATAGTATAATATTTTTCCTGTTCTTGCTCATCACAATCGTAAAGAACTCCTAACATAAAACCCTGAATAGATGCTATCTGTATATCTTTGCCTGTTTGGTGAGCCCAAATTAAAAGAATAGCTAATAAAAATAATAAAATGTATATAATCATAATTAATAAAGTTTTGCGGTTATTTTTGCAACCTTTTTTTCTGTTGCAGGTTTTAAACTAATTTTTATTTCAACGTCTGTAAGTTCTGAATCTTGCTTTAAAATTTCTTTGTATGCTTGTTCTATACTTTGCCAATCTAAAATAGCATCAACTTCTAATAATTCTTCAATCATTTGTAGCTTAAAAGTAACGTCTTTAAAGTAAGCTAATAATTCAGGATTATCAGAATTGTAAACTAACATTCTTGAAGTGCTAACTTGTAACGCTTGTAAATGATTTTTAATAGTTAAATTTTCCATAGTTCAAATTTATTAATAAGTTATTAACATTTTAGAATAATTCAATTTGTTTGGTTTCTTTTTTGTTTACAATTCCTAAAGCTATTTCAAAAATAGTCTTTCCTGCTTCATAATCTACTAAATTACGTGCCATTTTATCTAATCTTTGTTCGCCTTTATATTTTCTAAAATCGTAATCGTGAAATTCGCAAAGTGTATCTATTTCATTTTCCATTGAGCATAAAATTCCGTTTAACTTTCTTTCATTAATATCATTTGGTAAAGTAAAGTTTGTCCAATATAAATGACGACCTCTTTTTTGAGCAGGTACTAATGGTTCGTAATATGGTGTTACATTTTCAATTACATATTTACCTTTAAAAAAATTATCTAAAAAAATAACTTCTTCATACAATTTCAAATCAGGATATAAGAATTTAAAGTTTTCTCTTGTCTTTTGAGTAATTCTAACTTTACTATGACTTGGGCAAGGTGGTGAACTCCAAATAAAATCAAATTCTTTAAAGTTTTCTAATAAGTATTGGTGTGCATCAGCAACTATTACTTTGTCATTTGGAAAACGCTCTTGATACAATATTGCAGCTTCTTGGTCTAATTCAACTGCTGTAACTTCTAATTTTACCCCTGCTTCTTTTGCTACTTCGTCCCACTTGTATCGGTTACCACCTAAACAAGCATATAAATTTAATACTTTCATAATTTTAACAATTAACATTTTTTAGTATATCATATAAATCACCTTCAACTTGCGGAAATCCAAAATTATTAACTTTAAAATTAAAATCTTCAAAACTTGCATTTCTACTTCTTTTACAACTTACTTTTACCAATTCTTTATTGACTGTATTTAATTCTAATTGGATTTGAGTTTCAGCTTTCTTTTCCAAGAACGAACCTAAATGTCCCGTTGGTTTATCTGTTCCAAAGTTTGAGTGAATAACTGTAACAATATGACAATTTAATTCCTTTGACCAACGCATTAAATGTTGAGCAACTTCTGAAGCCTGTTCTATACTATTTACATCAGAACATAAATCTGCAATACCATCAATAATTACTAATCCAATATCTTTGCCTTCTAATTTGTCGTAAAGTATGTATTCAATAAAAGAAACTCTTTCTTTAAAACCTAATTGTCGTAATGCGTATGTATGATATTTATCATCTTTTAAACCGCACATTTGTAACGGACGTTTGAAAACCATTGAAGCGTGGAAGTTTCCTTGTTCTGTGTCAAAATGAATAACGTGTTTATCTTGTCTATTGCCTCTTAATTTTCCACCAAACCCCTGTAACTCATTTTTCATATAAACTGCGCTTAAAAGCGATATAAAGAACGTCTTTTTAGATTTTGGCGGTGCTTGAATAAAACTAAAGTTCCCATAAGTACCTATTGGTATAGGATATGTTTTATAGCCATCTTTTGTTTCGTATTCTTTCTCGCCAAAAGATAATGCAGGAATCGGATATTGTATTTCTTGTTCAGGGTCAATGTAGCAGTCTTCTTCAAGAACTTCCATTAACATTCTATTGATTGTTTCTTGTTCTGTCATTAAAATAGTTTAGTTTGATTGGTATGGTTTACTATTCTTTGTATTGCTTTATCGTAATACTCTTTATCTAATTCACAAGCAGTCAATTCAAATCCGTAATCGTGACAAGCTATTGCTATTGAACCTGAACCTAAATGTGTGTCAAGTATTTTATCTCCTTCGTTAGCGTATTTTGTTAAGCAGTATTCATAAAGTTTTATTGGCTTTTGAGTAGGATGGATTCTAATTTCTTTTTCTTTCATACAGTAAGCAAGTTCGCAATCAGCAAAATCATTTTCTCCATTTACTTTATCCCAAACAATCCAACAACTACTATTTGCATTCGGGATATTTTCAATAAAATGATTTGCTCCCCAAATAACTTGATGTTTAGAAACTCTTTTTAATTCATTAAAATAATCTTGGTTTGGTGCATTATCATCCCAATTTTTATTACCGTAATTTTTAGATTTTCCTAATTTGCTACGGCTTTTATTATCATTTGAACTTTCGCCAATTCCATAAGGCGGGTCTACAATAGCTAAATCAAAATAGTTATCAGGGTAACGTGCCATCAATAA